ACTTTAACGCCTACAACTGGAACTCTTGCTTTTGGAACTTCATCTACAGAGAGAGCAAGAATAGACTCTTCAGGCAACGTTGGAATTGGCACAACTTCGCCAAGTTACAAGTTAAATGTAGCTGGAGACATTGTTGCAGACGGAGATGGTAACACGAGAACTATTGGTTTTGATTTTTATGGAGGTTTAAAATACAACCTTTACATGGATGGTTCTACAGATGCTGATAAGATGCACATTAGGAAGGGTACTACAAATGTAGCTACTTTTGATACATCAGGTAATGTTGGAATTGGGACTGCTTCACCCAGCTCTGCATTACACATAGGTAATGCTGGTCACATATTATTAGAAAGGGGTGGAGAACTTAGAAGTAAAGATACAGGCGGTGCAGTTAAAACAATCGTAAGAGTAAATAGCTCTAATGAATTGCAATATGGTTGGTCAAGTGCTGGTGCAGTAACCTTTATGGGTGGTGGTTCATATACCGAGAGAATGAGAATCCATACCAATGGAAATTTTGGAATTGGTACGACTTCACCAAGTGAAAAACTACATGTTGTAGGAAATGCTGAAATTAGTGGCAATGTTGAAATGGCTTCATTCTTATCTACAGGAAACGCTACAGTAGAAGGAACATTTACCTCAGAGGGATTATTTACAACAGATAACAAAGCACAAATAGAGGGTATTAAAAGCAGTGCAACAGATGCTATAGCAACTATTAAAAATAAAAACTCTACTAATACTAATGGTACTTATTTGGATTTTGTTGACCATAACGATAACTTTGTATGCAGTATTGGCACAAGACCACAAGACAACACATCTAATTCTTTTATTATTGGTGGTAGTGGTTCTTACAAAACAGGCTTAAAGTTTTTAAATTATACAACTTACCAAGCTATATATCCTGCAACTGGTGATGGTGCTACAGCAGATGATAAAATAGATTTAGGTGCATCAAGTGCTAGATTCGATGACATCTACGCTACCAACGGCACTATACAAACTTCAGACAGAAACGAGAAACAAGACATACAAGCCTTAACAGATGCAGAGCAAAGAGTTGCTACATCATGTAAAGGTTTGATAAGAAGATTCAGATGGAAAGATGCAGTAGAAGAAAAAGGCGATAATGCTAGATTACACTTCGGAGTTATAGCTCAAGACTTACAAGATGCTTTTGAAACTGAAGGCCTTAATGCGGGTGATTACGGTATGTTTATATCACAGACTTGGGAAGATGATGACGGAGTAGAGCAAACTAGGCTCGGAGTAAGGTATAATGAACTCCTAGCTTTCATAATAACAACTTTATAGGAGAACAAGATGGCAAATACATACGAATGGGACTGTAAGACAGTAGACGTGTACCCAGAATACGAGGATCACACAGACACAGTTTATAACGTCCACTGGAGACTTAACGCAACAAGCAGTGAAACACACGAAGTAGATGGTCAAGAAGTACCATATACAGCTAGTGTTTATGGCACTCAATCATTATCATTAGAAGATGTCGGTACAGACTTTTTACCTTTTGAAGACTTAACTAATACAATAGTTACTGGTTGGGTAGAGGGTAATATGGGTGAAGAGGAAGTGGCTAATTTAAAAACTTCTTTAGACTCTAAGATAACAGAAGAGATAACACCTACGACTGAAACAAAAACTATAGGCGAGTAAAATATTATGGCTGATACTTATACAACTAACTTACAACTCAGAAAACCAGAGGTAGGAAGTTCTACTAATACCTGGGGAGACAAACTTAATGAAGACCTAGATAAAGTAGATGCAGTCTTCTCGGCAAATGGAGCAGGAACAAGTGTTGGCCTACATGTGGGAACTGGTAAAAATTTAAAAGTACATGGTACATTAACAGCAAGTGCTGATGTGTTTTTAGATGGTGCTGGTACTTCACAAAACGCATTAAAGTTTATTGATGCAAGTGGTTACTCAATTGGACTAAAAGCACCAGCAGACTTAAACGATACAAACATAACATTGGTTTTACCCGACACGGTAAACACATCTAATGGTACAGCTTTAATTGCTACAAATGTAACCAATAATGTTGCTACTCTAGGATTTGGCACACCAGCAGTTGCGGTAGATAATTACTTTGCAACATCTGGACTATCAAATAAAGACTTAGGAACAGGCTTACATCTTAAGACTGGTAGTGCTGGAGTAATATCATCGATAGTATCAAATACACAGCTTGTAATAGAGAACGATAATAATACAGGTATTATGTTGTTGAACCCAGGTTCAAGTACAGGAAACATTCTTTTCTCTAGCTCAAACGGTTTTGTTAATGGAAGAATACAATACAAACACTCAGATAACTCCATGCGATTTAGCACTAATGGAAGTAACGAGAGAATGATTATTGATAGTTCTGGTAGAGCAATATTTGGCTCAAATACACCAATAGACACTAATGCAAATGTAAGTATTTATGCGACAACTAATTATCCATTAGCAACTAAAGTAGGCACAACAGGAAATGTAGCACAAATAAATTTCTTTAATCTAAATGGTAATGTTGGTAGCATTTCAACAAATGGAAGCGCAACAGCATTTAATACTTCCTCAGATTACAGATTAAAAGAAAATGAAGTAGCTATATTAGATGGTATAGAAAGGTTAAAACAACTTAAACCTTACAGGTTTAATTTTAAAACTGATGCAGATACAACAGTAGATGGATTTTTTGCACATGAAGTACAAGGCATAGTTCCAGAAGCAATTACTGGTGAAAAAGATGGTGAAAAAATGCAAGGCATAGACCAATCAAAACTTGTCCCTCTTTTAGTCGCAGCAGTTCAAGAACTAACAACTAGATTAGAAGCATTGGAGAATTAAATGCCATTAATACAAGTGACTCCTCCACCTGGCATTGTCACTAACGGTACTGATTATGCCAACAAAGGAAGATGGACAGACGGTGACTTAGTACGTTTTGAAAACGGATACCTAAGACCAATCGGTGGATGGACAAAACTCAATACATCAGCTCTTACTGGTACTCCTACTGGTATGTTCTCCTACATAACCAATGGAGATAAAAAAGTATTAGTAGTTGGAACAAGAGAAAGAATCTATGTCTTAATAAACGATACTTGGTATGACATCACACCATCAGGTTTTGTTACAGACGCATCTTTTGATCCTTTAGGATATGGTGCATATCACTATGACGTTGAAGACTATGGTGATGCACGTTCACAATCTGGTTTATTATTTAACACCAACTCTTTTTCTTTTGACAACTTTGGCGAGATATTACTTTTTTGTTGTCCATCAGACGGAAGAATATTTCAATGGAATCCAAACACGCCTAGCACAATAGCAGCACCCGTTTCAGGTGCGCCAACTAACTGTGCTGGTGTATTAGTTACTAACGAAAGACATGTTGTAGCTTTAGGTGCAGGCGGTGATCCAAGAAAGATACAATGGTCATCAAGAGAAACACTAACAACATGGACTGCGGCATCAACTAATACTGCTGGTGATTTACAAATACCTACAGGTGGTAGAGTGTTAAGTGCAGTTAAATGGCAAACAGACGTTATTATCTTTACTGATACTGGCGTAGCTAGAATGTATTACACAGGTTCTCCTTTTATCTATGGCATACAAGACGCTGGTACTAACTGTAAAGCAATCAGCCCAAGAACAGTTGTAGCTGCTGATTCATTTTTATGTTGGATGGGTGAAAACTCATTCTTTGTATTTGATGGATCAGTCAAAGAAATAAAATGCGAAGTACATGATTTTGTTTATGACAATATAAATAGTCCATATAGAAAAACATCATGTGGTGGTCACAACTCTAACTTTAATGAGATGTGGTTTTTCTTTCCCGTTGGCACAGACCAATTAACACCAAACAAATATGTTATCTGGAACTACATAGAGAACGTATGGAGTATTGGCTCAATGGATAGAGGATGTTGGTTAGACCAAGGCGTATTAGACTTTCCAACAGCATGTAACAGTTCTGGTTTTGTTTACCAACACGACAGCACAACATTAATTGAATCCGAGGACATAGGTTCAGCAGTACCCTACGCAACGTCAGGGCCTATTGAGATAGGCGTTGGTGATAACTATGTACAATGTAATCAGATTATTCCAGACGAAGAAGCAAACACCTTACCTGGAGTTGTATTAAGTTTTAAAGGAAGATTTACACCACTTGGTGCAGAGACAGATTTTGGTAGCTTTACTTTTGAAACTGATGGTTACACAGACGCAAGATTTACAGCAAGACAAGTTAAGATGAAAGTAACAGGCGACACAGATCAGTTATTTAAAGTTGGTAATATACGACTAGATGTTAAAAAAAGAGGTCGTAGGTAATGGCACGAAAAGCATTAAGAAGACCAGGGCCAATAGTAGATACAGATTATCAAAACTATCTGATTTCTGAAATAGAGTACAGAGATGGATTAGCATTTAAGAAAGGTGAAAGAATAGAGGTTAGTGGTGTAGATGCTACTGAACTCGTATTAGTGAGTCCAAATGGAACAAAATATAAACTTAGTATCGCAGACAACGGAACAATCTCCGCCACAGCAACAGTCTAAAAAAGACTGGGAGCTAGAGTTTGATAAATATAAAGACTTAATTGAAAAGGCTATTGACTATCAAGATTCCTATACAATTGATGATGTTAAGTATAAAATAGAAAATGGAATAGCCTCAATTTGGGGTGGAAAACAAACAGTTATAATTACAGAGTTCGTAGTTTTCCCCAAGAAAAATGTCTTACATATTCTTTGTATAGCTGGAGATTATGAAGAAGTAGAAGAAATGTTTAAATCAATAGAGAAGTACGCCAGATCAATCGGCATTAACAAGATAACTGGTAGTGGTCGTAAGGGTTGGTTAAGAAAAGTTAAGCACCTAGGATTTAAACAAGAATATTTAATTAGTAAGGACTTATAGGATATATTATGGCATCAGCATTACCATACATCACAGCAGGAGCTACCGCATACGGAGCTATTAAAGGCGGTGGTGATAAAACAACACAATCATCTACAGTTGATCCAGCAACTCAAGCTCGTTATGACGATTTATATAACAGAGCTAAAGGCGTAGCAGGTCAGCCATTTACACCATATACAGGTGCTAGAGTAGCTGGATTTAATCCAGACCAACTAGCTGGTTTTGATGCAACAAGAAACATGTTTGGTAGATCATTATCTTTTGATCCCACAGGACAACTAAACAACTTGGCTCAAGGCCCACTTAACATACAACAATTTCAGAATCCTTATAACGAACAAGTTATTAATAATACACTTGGCGATCTTAATGATGCAAGGCAAATGCAAATAC